TCGGCGCCGGCCGGGAAACCCCACTTGATGCCGATGCCGAACAGCTCACTGGTGGTGGTCAGGAACGAAACCGCCGGCGGCAGGCCGACCTTCCCTTCCAGATTGGTCAGGGCCGACGCCGTCGGGATCGAGGAAACGTTTAGCGCGCTCACCGCCCGAACCCGGGCCATGTACTGCCCAGAGTAGATCCCGCGCACATCGACCATTTGCTCAGGGGTGCGCGGCAAGGTGATCCACTCGCGCGCGCCCCACTTCCATTCGACGTCATAAGCCACAGCGCCTGGCGCAGCGTCCCAGGCGATAGACATGATCGTCACGGCAATGCCCTGCTCGATCACCACGTTCTGGCTAAGCATGACGCGCGCCGGCGCTTCCTGGCTGCCTGCAGGAATGCCGGTGATCGGACGGACGTCGACCACGGCGCCGTTGTCGATAGCGTCAAACTTGCTCGGGTCGTGCTGGATAACTTCGAATTGGAACTGGTGCCACTCCGGCCGCGTCACGTTGCGGACGTAGAACTGCATCAGCTTCAGGTCTTCATAGTCCAAAATCCAGCCGGCTTCCGCCTGGGGCTGCTCGCTGAAATCTGCCATCAGTGTCACGGCCCGGCCGGAGACCGACTTGACCACCCGCCCCTCTGATTTTCCGCTTGGAAGGTTGACCATCAGCCGCGCGCCCACCGGCACCACGGTATCGCGGTCTAGCGTGACCACACGTCCCGCCGCTGCCGATATCCTGCCGCCGTTGTTGCGGCCAACCAGCATGGGGTCAGCCACAGCGATCACTTGCCCAGGCTTAGGAATATCCCCGTCGAGCCCAACGCGAAAGACGGCGCCCTGGGTTTGCAGCTTCTCTGTAAGCGCAGCCCACTGCCCGGCACGCTGGGCCTGACCCAGGGATGTGCAGCCAATGGCATCAATCGACGTTTCGCGCACAATCCCGCCAAGCTCGACCATTGCCTCATCGTCGAAGATCGGCTCTTTGTCGGTCTCGAAGCCCTGGTCTGGATTGTCCCAGGACACCGTGTAAAGACTGTGGCGGTCGCGCGCGCGGGTGCCTTCGTACTTTATGGCGCCCGAGTTGAGGATCTGCGTTTGGTTGTAGGTGTATACCGGATCACCCGGCATATCGGCATTGACTACGATCTGGCTGCCGTCCCAGTAGGCCAGGCCGTGGAAGATTGAGGCCAGGTCCTGCAGAACTGCGTAGGCCTCGGCCTGCTTCTGGAAGTAAAGATTGCACGTGAATCGAGGCTCTTGCCCGCCTTTGCCATCCGGAATCATCTGATCGCAGTACTGCGCAATGCGGTACAACGCCCAGCGATCAATCATGGTGGCGTCGATTCGGTCGCCCAGCCCGTAATAGGGGTCCAGCACAAGATCATAGAAAATGAATGCTGGGTTGTTGGTGTAGGCCTCCTTGAAGGTGCCGTCCCAAATCCCGTTACTTGTTCCGGTCCCTGCTGTGGCGTAGGTGCGAGTAGCTGCATCGTAGTTAGCTGGGACGCGGATGATGCGCCCGCGCATCAGCACGGCAATCTTGGCGATATCGCCACCAAAGGTCTGCGCGTCGTACTCAATGCACCCTACCGACGTCAGCGGATATTCCTGATCGCTATCCACCACCTCGGCGATCGCTTTGACGATCATCTGATCAACGACCAGGTCGGAGTTGGCATTCGGGGTCAGGCGCCGAACCCGAATGGTCCAGCGGCTACCGGCGGGTAGCTCCAGGCGATGGGCGCGCTCGTACTCGGTTACGTTCTTGCGATCGACAGCAGAAGCCAACACCTGGATGTAAGGGCCGTTGTCGGTCGAAATGTCCACGGCGTAATCGATACGAACACCGCTGATGTTGCCCGAAGCATCCTGGCTGCGCAGCGCCGGCCAGCTGAGGCGCAGGCGCACGGCATCGATTACCGAGTTGGTGATGGTATGCAACCACGGCGTGCCGTAGACAAGCTCAGTCTTGACGTCGATTTCGTTGCTTGACTCCGCGATCCCTTCGAGGCGAGGCTGATTCAGCTCACCGGAGCGGAACTGCCACTTCACGCTGGGGTAGTTGATGGTGCCGTCAGGGGCCTGCACCGGAGTGCCGTTCAGCTTTACCGAGCGCAGACCATCAACTGGCCCAACAATCGGACCCCAACTCCAAAGGTAGGTAATCCGCGCAGTAGAGATCGACGGCACGCTGTTCGAGGCGATGCTTGGCTGTTTCTGCTTCGCCTGACCACCCTTACTACCAACGACGGCGCGGCGTTTGCGCGGCGCAACACGGCGCGACTTCTTTGCTACTGCGCTCATGCGCCCTCCAGAATGCAAAAACCCGCCGAAGCGGGTCTGTGGTGATCGTTGGATCAGTAGGTGTCTTGGGTATAGATACCGCCAGACTCGACGGCGCCGCCGATCTCCCGCTCTCCGTACAGCAACGGGTAAGGGTTGCCCTGGGCAATCGTGGTGATCGCCCCGCCGAATCCGTAGCTGGGGTTGTTGCCGTCGTCGTTCTTGCCTTCGGCATTTGCCTTGGTGGTTGGGGATAGCATTTGCACCACACCGCCCAGCCCGACTGCGGCGCCTGCGGCGAGCAAGCCCATGCCCAGCGTGGAAGTCGTGCCGCCAGTGAAAAGGCCCGCCACGATCAACACCACGCCCAGCAGGGTTTGGAACATGCCTGCCTGCTTGCTCCCCTGCACGATCGGCTGAATACGAATGTCGCCCTCTGCACGCCCCACCAGCTCAAGCTCCTGCTCACTGACGTTTCGCTCATCGACGAACACCGCGAAGACCAGGCCGCGCTCATGAGCTGTTCGCATGAATTTCTCGAAACCTGGCTTCATCGCGCACAACGCCGCGGTGGCGTCGTGAATGCCGTACAGGTCGAGCTGGTATTCCTTACCGAACTTCTTGCCCAGCACGCCGCCGAGCTTGATGGTGCGCATGGTCATGGGCGGTAGTCCTTGTGCCGAAGAATCAGCTTCACGCGATTGGCCATCGACCAACCGTAAATTTCACGTGCTGCCAGACGGCCGGGCATGTGGTGGTAAATGAACGGGCCAGACCCGCCAAGCTTCGGCGCCGGCTCGCTGATGAGCGACGGCTCATCACCCAGGTAGATCACGGCGTGATTCGGGAAGTAGCACTCCCGGCCGGGCGTTGGGATCTGCAACACCAGCATGTCACCGCGCCGTGCTTCGTTGACCTGGTAGAAGCCGGTGGCCGCGAAGTTGTCTTCGTAGAGGCTCGGGCCGTCCTTCTGCTCCCACCAGAGATCAGCGCGTTCAAAGTTCGGTAGCTGCAACCCCGCCTCCCGCGCGTACCAGTCGCGGCACGCTGCCCAGCAGTCCAGCAGGCCATGGGAGAAGTCGCGGCCCAACAGCGGCGCCTGGAAGCCCGAAGGCTTGAACCACTCGAAGTCACCGCAGGGCCAGCCGACAATCCCCCACGGCAATTCGTGCAACTCGCAGCTGACGCGGTCGGCCATGCTCGGCGCCGGCGCCTTGTCGGGGTGGCTGTGGATGATCGCCAGCACCTCGCCCCGATCTTCCGCCCGGGCCATGTCCTTGTGATCGATTTGGAAGTGCTCGCGCGGCGTGCTGGCCAGGTTGCCGCAAGGTACATACTCGCGGCCGACGGCCGACTTGATCAGCACGCCGCAAGCTTCAGCAGGGTAGGCTCGTTCGGCGTGAGCGCGGATCTCGTCC